ACCAAAGGGACGTATTTTAATTAATGATGAGTATTCTACACCAGATGAAGTGATTAAAACAGATCCATTTTTTGATGAATTTAGATTAACAAAATTTGAACCATATGACACAGAATACGGAAAAGAATTAAAAAAATTACTTAATAATAAAAACAAAAGCGAACCTGTTCAAAAGTTTTTTAGTTCTTCGCAAAAAAATGAGTCATCTGAATCAATAGATCCAGAATTAATAAAAAAAATATTAGATAATGACTCAGAAGAAGAGAAAAAAGAAAAACACAAAAACAAAAGGAAAAAATCATATAAATTAAAAAAAAAGGATAGTAAACCAAAAAAAGATATTTTAGAGATATTAGGATTTGAATAAATTTATTATTTGATAAATAATTATCTGATAATAAAAAATTTAGTCTATTAACATTAATTTTATAAAATCATCGTTCAATATTTTTTCCATATATTTCGTAACATATGGAATTGAAAATGCAATATCGTGTGGAAGATGTACGAACATTAATTTGTATTTGGCGAGTTCATGTAATTCGTCTTTTTGATAAATTTATGTTAGGGCTTTTTTTGATCGTTTATGATATTTTTCAGATTTGCACACCAAATAATGAAAATTTGATTGATTTTTATTTTTTATCATAATATCATTCAACAATTTACATATCCCAAATGAGGTTTTTACATTTTTAATAAATTGATATTCTGAATATTTTAATAGTCTATTTCTTAAATTTAGTAACTGAGAATATATATTTGGATCACTTTCAAATCGATCAAAATTTCCAAAAATAATTTCGTCAAATACAGATATTTTTTTTGAGCATAAGTCCAGTTCTAACAAAAATGATAATATATGTACATAATTGACATTTTTTTTAGATTTTGACACAGAAGAGTCAATTAAAGATTCTGGTACATTTAAAATCCTTTCATTTTGGCTAAAAAAGTATTCGATCGCAATACATTTATTATTTAACAATTGCCTAAAAGACATTTTAATATTATTATTATTATATTTAGTTTATAGAATATAATAATATTTCAAATTTTTAATATTTTAATATTTTAATATTTTAATCGTAAGTATCCTCCTGATTGAACATGATCTGGAACTGCAGGTGCTGCTACAACTGGAGGAACTGGTGGTAAAATAGGTGATGGTAGTGGTGGAGGAGGAGGAATATAAGATATTTGAATGGTTCTATCCATTATTCTGTCATTTAATACATCTTTAATCCATGATCTAGGTTGATGAATTATCATGTTTCTAAGCGACGTTCTTATTATTCGACTATCCATTTTATTTGTTACTGTATTTTTATTAAAATGTAATATTTGTGGTGCTTTTGAGTAAAGATATTTTATTAATCTATTGCGTTGTTGTTCTATTGATTGTTCAGCTTCTTCACCTTGGATAATATGAACAAAAAGACGGGATTCAAACCCTCTGGACATTCCAACATCTACCCTGTAAATTGCTGGATCATCAATAGAATCACCTCTTTTGCATCCAACTGTTATGCCATATATAAGACCTAATTTGTGTTCATTATCTGGTTCTTTCATTGTTACCGCATTTGATGTTGGTGGTACAAGAACTTGATATACATCATTGTTTTCTATAGATCTTCCGAAACTGGAACTTATATCGCCGAAAACACTTGAATCATCTTGTTTATTATGACCGACAACTAATTTCATTGTTGAATTACAATTTGATTTAGCTTCTCCTTCTAAAGAACCACAAATTTTTTCAAATGTTGCGTAAAGATTTTCACAATATTCGTCAATTTTGTGTTCAGTATATACCTTATCTATTTTACTAGTACCTGCGATAGATCTAACCCATAATATAGAACTTTCGTATCCCCTTTCAGTTGTATCTGAAGGAAATAATTCAGGTACTGTGACAAAATGGTCATTTTTTAAATAATGATTTAGTCTTTGATTTAGATCTATAAATCCATTTATTTTATTTGGTCCCCTGGGTAGATTATCAGGTATTACACCACCATGTACAAATAAAATATTATTAATTATTACAGTAGCACCTATTCCGTGTTTTTGTAACAATAAACACCCTGGATTTCCTTTTTTGAAATATTCTCTTCTTTCATACAACACACCACCATCTAGTATTTTATTTGATAAAGCGTATGGTGTGATATATGATTTTGCACTTCTCAAACCAACATATCCTTGATAATCTTTTATGTTCATCATTTCGTGATTTCCAATAAGTTTTATTATTTTTCCTCCTGCTGCCATCGCCTGAACATTCAATGCATTAATAAATCTTAGTATTTTAATTTCTTCGTGGATATATTCACCACATGTTTTGTAATTTGGTGTCATAGCTACCGGATCTAAATCTACATTATCTCCTTTTGGTGTATTCCAATAATCACTTCTATGTCTGAATCTGTCCAAGTAATCGCCCAAAAAGACTACATACGATTTTTTTCCACACCATTCGTAATTTAAATCGTCTTTATATGTTGGATCAGATACTGGTTTGATCATAAGATTATGTAAGTCTGGATCAAATGTATTAGAATCGAACAACATTCCTTCTCTTTTTTTAATTACTTTTGCGCAATCTCGTAAACATATAATTAATGCCATCATATCTCCATGTATATCCCCTATTGAGTATATATTTTCTATTGATGGATCGTCATATTTTGTTTGAAATAATGGTATTTCTTCTTCCATATTATATTAACAAGATAAAATAAAAGTTGTATATTTTTTATACAATACCGCACATTTTGTAAATTAGATTATAAGTTGTCTTAATCTATCTTATATTAATATTCAAAAAAAATGTTAGATTGATGTTGGGGTAAATAAAGTTATAAGGTTATTGGAAAGAACGAAAAAAAGATTAAAATATTAAAATATTTTGTATTTATATATTAAGACAATAATGGAAAACAAATATGACGATTTAGGTTTTTGTTTGGGTGTATTATTTAAAGCAATTTATGATAAGAAATCATCAAAAAGTTGCTATGAATTCAGGAAAAAATTTCCGGATTCTTTACTTCAAATTAAAAAACCCACAAATTTCGATTTTTCATCTATAATTAAAGATGCAAAAGTTAAATACATAGAAAAAAAAAATGATAGATATTTGTTTAAAAGATATTCAGAATCATCATTTTCGTCAACATTACAAGTTGGCATATATGATTCAAATTTGCAAGATGTAAATGATATGCAAAGAGGTGAACTTATAAATATATCCATGTTATACTTACTTAGTGATTTGGTATATAATAGTAAAACGAAATATATAACACTTCCGATCATGTTTTTCGATTTAACATGGAAGGATCTTAAAGCATCTAATAAAACTATCGCAGAAGAAATTAATAAGGATAATAAAAAAATAGCTGATGATAAAATGTGCTATGTTCTTATTACTGAACACTTTTTCAAAATGAATCCATTAAAAGAATATTTAGTACAAAACGGAAAAAAATTAACATCGATAGAATGGAAAGTATTATTTTTCCAAATTTTACAAGCATTATTTCAAATACAAAAAAGTTATCCAAGTTTTAGACACAATAAATTAGATTTAGGAGCTATAGATGTGTATATGACAAAAGCAAATCTTGACAAAAAAGAGAAAAAATATATTGGAAACAAATCTTTTTCTGTTCCTAATGTCGGATTCGAATTGAGAATAGGTGATTTCGATAAATCAAATATTCAAGATACATTAGATAATAAATCGACTGATAAAAAAACAGAAAATACTTACTACGATATTCATCATTTCTTTCACTCTTTATTAAATATTAAAGATGAATTGAAAATGCCAAAAGATATTTCAGATTTTATTGAAAGAGTTGTACCGGAAGAATATAGAACTGAAGATGGTTTCCTTGATGAATCATATTATGAACAAAATAGTAGTGGTGTTTTAACACCTGAGAAATTTTTAAACGACGACATTTTCGGCGATTTATCAGAAGTTATTAATGAAGTTGAAGTATCATCCGCAACAGAAACATCTATTTCTGATTTCCGTGTACAGAATGAGGATGTAAGAGTTGGTGTTAGACGTATGAAAAGAACTACTTCAATAGTCGAAAAACATACAAAAAATGAAAATAGTGAATTTGGTGAGTTTGAAGAATTTGAGGAAGAAATGAACACAGAACAGTTACAAAGAGCATCAAAACGTTTTGAAGGTATATCATCATCTGAAGATGATATTGATGATTCTGGTCTTACAGAGTCTGAAAAATGGGTATTGAAAGACGATGTTGGTAGAGATGGTGATGTCAAAGATGGTAAACTTACTGGAGAACAATTTATGAATATAATAAGAAAAAGTAAAAAAGATATCGAAGGTCAAGTAGATAATGATATTAATTCCAAGTACAAAGAAAAAATAATGGGTATGTTGCCTGAAGGATATTCCGGAGCAATACCTGATGATGTTTCGCATATGTTACCAGAATTAAGCGCCACTGCCCCTCAACCCCAACAAATACCTGAAGGTCAAATAGCAGAAAGTCAAATACCTTATAAACAAATGACAGGATCATATCCACCAATGCCAGAAGGAATAAGTCAATCGTTGCACCCAGATATATTAAAAAAATTACAAGCTGATAATACAGCATTACCAAATGGTTTAATTGGTAGATCAAGTTCAATTGATCCTACAACATCTCCTTTTAGTGAAGAGGGTATAGCCGAAGGTAATATACCAAGAGGTCATCCATTAGCTGGACTAATAAGCCAAAATCCAAAATTAGCGTCTATGATGGGTCATAAAGGTTCCATGTCGGGGGCCATACCAGGAGCAATGTCAAGTATGGGTGCTAGCATGATGCCAGATATATCGAGATCTACAAATCAGCCTAGTGTAACAGGATTGCCAGGATTACCGATGATGGCACACCATGGTTTAGATACCAAATCTGCGCCTTATTCGGGGATGAAATTGCCCGGTTTTTCAGCACCAGATATGTTCACTGGTTCTTCCGGTTACTCAGGTGCCCCTGTTCCGTCAATGGGTCCAGGAATGTGTCCAGGAATGGGTCCAGGAATGGGTCCAGGAATGGGTCCAGGATTAGGTTCTGCAATGGGCATGGGTTCTGCGATGGGCATGGGTTCAGGAATGCCAGGATTAGGATCTGCAGGGTTAGGTTTACCACCTGGTGGCATACAAATGTCTGCGCCAATGGCCCCAACAATGCCACAGGGACCAGGCGGTATGTCATTTGCACCTCCTGGCACTAAACCAGGTGATCCAGTTATACTCAACCCATATGGACCAGGTATGATGCCAGGAATGGGTCCAGGTATGCAATTTGGAGGCAAAAAAGAAAAAATTCAAGAAAATAAAGATGACGTAAGA